CCCGTTCAACCGCATCAGTTTTGGAACGGCATGTTTGTTTATGATGTTGCTGAAGGAATCGAGAATAGCATTCAAGGCAACATTAGCTAGCTTGATTTTTTCACTTATGAGGGCAAACGATCCTTCCCCTGATGTGCCAAGAAGGATGAAATCATGTAGCACAGTAATTGCGATGTCTGCATTGTAGCGTTTGATGATTGCGTTTGTGTCAAACGATCTTGATCCACCAGAGGTCATCAAGGTGAAATCAAAACGCTTGTTTCCATTCTCATCATAGTCCAGAGGAAACACGATGCCCTCTTGCTCATCCCTGCGGACATTGGTGACAAGGTTCTTGATCTCATCGTATGCCGCTCTTGTTGCAGCATCAGCATTAGCGTCCATCATCTCAGGTGGAACCCATGCAACAGGGTAACCCGTCAAATCCCGCTCGATACCGATAGCCTCAATCTGTTGGATGTATTTCTTGTTGTACCATGAAGTGTAGCTATTCCTGAGGATGCTTTTCCCTTCTGGGGAATTCAGTATAGAGGTTGTGCGGAACAGCAGTGCCTTGTCAAGCGGGATGAATACCGGTAACCCCTCACTGTAGGGATCAACCTGTTGCATTCCGATAACATCACCACGGTCGTTGAATACCCATGAATCAAGGGTTGTCTGTGACCTTGGTGCAAAACAGTCCCAGCCAATTTTCCCATCCTTCCTACGCTTGTAAATTATCTCATGGAATGACCACCCATACTCCAGCATTGAGAGAGCTTCGTCCATAAACTCAATCCAGTCATTCCGCATGTTGTGCATGCAATCAGAAACAAATTCTGCCGCTTCCTTGGCCTTTGCTGAATCATCTGAGGGTTCAGCAAACCATGCCAACTGTTTTGCAGTTGATTTGATGGTATAGAGGATGGCACCAATGATGGGATCGTTGTTAGCCATTTCCTTGAATACTTTGATTCCTTTCTGGCCTTTTAGTTCCGTCAGAAATTCCTCGTAGATCATCCCACCTGATTTTTTCAAACCAGAGGTGCCTAACACAATATGAACAGGTTTTCTAGGCATCTATTATTTCCACTTTGATCTCTGTGACATATCAGAGAAAGATAGTTTCGGTAAAGGTTTCTTCAGTGATAGCATGTTAAAGGCACCTGATGCAGCATCAACTTGGTCATCATGGTACTCTGAAGATTGACCTGTAAAATTGTTCAATTCATCCAGAAACAACTGATTCCATGCACCTTGAACCAGTTTGACATTACCTGCTTCAACTTGCGCTGAAAAAGGCTCTGCTCGTTTAACCTTATTCGTTGATGCAGGAACAAACTTGAATTTCTTCCCGATTAACGCTTTCGCAAGATAGGTTTTCTCTGCTTGTCCAGCAGACCCCGGTTGTAGCTCAAGCCCTATCGTGACGAGACTGCCATCCTGTGTAGCAGTATTGACGATAGCATCCTCAACACCTTTCGGAGATTTCTGCACCCTGACAACATCTTCGATGTAAAAGAAACCATCAACTGTACGGGTCATTTTCACCCCTACTGTGTAGTCCCCTGATCCTTCTGTTGAAGCCCTGTCCCAGAATCTGACGGACATCCCCCCTGCTGGTGCTGCTCTAACGAGCTCAAACCATTCAGGACGGAAATACATTCCATCACCGTCAACTGCATTCCATGAACCAAGCAACAATCTCTGCCTTTCTTTGGCAGGTAGCGCATACAATGATGAAGCATATTCTGGTGATTGACTTAAAAGTATTTTGTTGTCTGAAATAGAACCGGGAATGAAAGTAACAGATTTTGATTCAATCTGGGTTTTTTCCTTCAGCATGCTTTCAGGAGTTACTGAAAGGGCGTATTCATCTGCTTCTGTTTTTGAGTCGAACCAATGTATCTCGCCAGCTTGCCTCACCATGTAGCGTTTAGCGCATGCTCTTTCTTGGATCGGGAAGCCTGTATCTTCGTCTATCCACCAAGAAATAAATCCCTTCAACCATGATGAAGGTGAAGGGTTGGTGGTACAGATCATCTGGTTCTTCAGGCCAGCGGTATTTCTGTTCCTCGATAACAGATACCAGAATACCTCTTCCTCAAAGTGAATCAATTCATCAAAACAAACCAAAGGTATTTCAGCACCATCGAACTTCATTGCTTCTGTTCTGTCGTGTGCTGAACTGAACTGGATGATGGCACCAGAAGGGAAGATGAATTCCAGCGTAGTCATCTTGAGTCTGGCACCAAGGGGTATGTAGAGCTTTTTAGCGGCATCTACAAGCCCTCCAGCGGTGGTTAACTGGGGTCTATGCTTCCGGAAGATAACGGCACGATAGTGGCCATTATCAATGTGTCGCACGGCACTAAGCAGCAGTGCGTATGTTTTACCTAGTCCAGCAGCACCCCCACCGATGATAATATCCGCGGTAGATTGCAGTATCTTGGTCTGAGGCCCAGCTTGGGGCTTAAGTATTGTCACTGTCTTCCTGAGACGGCAGGTGTACCATTACCCGACTTCCATCAGACGAACCACCGGATAAATCCTGAATCCTCTGACAGACCTTCATGTACTGGGAAATCATCACGGTAGAGCCGTTATGCACCTTGCCCCACAGGACATCTCGTATGATCTGCAACTGCTCTAGCTCCGATGCTGGCATAGGTGGAACAGGTGCTTTTACCTTGGGTTGTCTTGCTATAGCCATAGGGTAAACCTCTGATTTTCTTATTGTAACCACTGATAATAGTGTTGTATCCCTATCTTGTCAAGGGTTATTACCACAATAACCGCGAAAAGTATAAGCGAAAGTGTTGACATACGATTTCAAAAATGCTACCCTGAGACTGAAAGCGAAGCAAGGGAGGGAACATGACGGTAAGTTTGAGACACTACCTTAGGGACAAGCGAAGCACATGAGCTAGGTTGGTACTGTACGAAGGTACACTAAGGGACACTCTCCATTGACCTACCTAGCTCATGCCCCTTACCGATGAATCTACACCTACCCATTGTTACACTGTAAACCTACCCTCTTCCTTAGGGTTTACGCTCAGAAGGGTTCAAGATTCAAGAGCAGTTCAAGGATAGTAAAAATTTTCTTGACATCTTGTGTTTTTTTGTGATACCCTGAGATACCTAAGAGGTTACTCAAGAGGTAACTTAAGAGTTATACTAGGTACATATAAGGGTTATATAAGTCTATATAGAATTTATCATCGTAAGATAGATATAACTATAAATAGTAATATAAGTAGTATATAATCTAGTTAAGAATGTATATCAAGTGTTATCAATCTAGTGTACACTATCTCTTAAGTATACTCAGAAGATATACTAGTGGATATATAAGTGCTATATAAGTCTGTATAGAATTTATCATCGTAAGATAGATAGACTATAAGTAGTGATATAAGTGTTATATGGTGGTTATTGGTGCATGTACATAGTTCATCTTGGTAAGTGAGTAAGTATGGTAGGTAATATAAAAGAACTCTTAACTACACAGTATAAGTTCTGTTAGCTTTAAGGGAACATAAGAGAGTTCTTAAGAAAACTTGTATAAGAGGGCAAAACAATGAAGTTCGTGGTAGAAGTCAACAACTGCTGGGTGCAATTCAAAAGCGAAAAGAATAAACTCATTCCTGCGAAGGATGAGACAGAGAGAAGGAAGGCAACTGTGTTCACTACACCAGCATTCGCTAACTTTGTGGCATACGCAAACAGGCTGACAGATTATGAAATCAAGAAGATTTGAAATTTACCCTTGACAAATCTTGATTTTGTGCTATAGTGTATTGCTTACAGTTGCAAAAAGGTGTTCAATGTACTACCAGAATGATAGCAAATTTACTGAATTGGGCCTGAAAAGGCTCAAGGATTCTTACATGCTCCCTCATGAAGAATCCCCTCAAGAACGCTTCCGCTACATAGCGGATTCATTCGGATCAAACCAGAATCATGCGGACAGGCTTTACGATTATATGTCCGCACACTGGTTGTCGCCTTCCTCACCTATCCTGTCCTTCGGCAAGGAAAAGAAGGGGCTACCTGTATCCTGTTATCTCGCTTACCTTCCTGATTCATCTGAGGGTCTTGTTGATACGCTATCAGAGGTGAACTGGCTATCCATGATGGGTGGTGGAGTAGGTATAGGGGTTGGTATCCGCTCAGAGGACAAGAAATCTGCTGGTGTTCTGCCACACCTCAAGGTCTATGAAGCATCCAAGATGGCGTACCGTCAGGGAGACACCCGTAGGGGCAGTTATGCCGCCTTTCTGGACATCTCACACCCCAACATAGTCCAGTTCATCGAGATGCGTAAACCGACCGGAGACCAGAATTTTAGGTGTCTGGAACTGCATCATGGTGTGAACATACCGGATGCCTTCATGGAAGAGGTCAAGAAGTGCATGCTGGATGCGTCCTATAATCCGTTATGGGAACTGAAAGACCCTGAGAAGAATACCGTAAAATCTACTGTACCTGTTCGCAGGTTATGGGAATTGCTTCTCACCACAAGGATGCAGACAGGTGAGCC